CTACTACGAAATCTACATTAGCTGAATCGGTTTTTAACGTAAACTCTGAAAACTTTTTGTTTGCCATTTTATTCTAAAATTATTCTATTATTATCTTCTGTTATTAAGTATAGTCCATCTTCTGATAAAACTTCTAATTCTGTTAAATCGAAGTATATACCACCCCATCCGTTCTCTACAGGAGAACCCCAATAAGTAGTATCATAAATTTTACCAAAAGCCATAACTATCTCTTTTTATATGTTATTTGTAAATTTAAAGTATTGTTTTGTTGCCAATTCATATTTAAATATTTCTTTAATTTTACTATATTTTTATTTTTTGGTTTGTATATCACAGCACCCAACCATTAAAGAGCGAATCACTATCAGGGAATACATCGCCACCTGTGTTTTGATTATACTCTGGGAATAAATTACTATTGTTATCAATGTAATCTAAAAACCTTTGTGTATAATATTCAGCAGTATTTCTCGCTTTATTTACTAAAAAATCTACTTCACTCTTTGAAACACTCTCTGCATTTTCGCTAGTGTGCTTCATAACTCCTCCGTTTTTTATTTGATATGCAGCATACGGAATATACTCTGCCTGTGCAAACCAAATCAACATAGGTTGTATATATGTTTGAACTAATGTTTCATAGTTACCACTTAAACCACTTCCTGAAATATCAGCACCTATCTTATCATATAACTTCGTTCCTAGATAATTTCGTATTTCTATTTCTTGTGCAACCTTAATAAATTGTATAAACTTATCAGTATCTACATTACCATCAATGATACTATTCTTGACTAAATCTGTTCTCGATATAAATAAAACTGTTGCCATAATTATCTACTTATTCCTATTTTCTTTGCGTATGCTGCTGTATATCCACTATAAGGCATATCCTTTGGCTTGATTGCTACTTTTTGTGCGTTTTTAGGTGCTATGAAACCTCGTCTTTTTGCTTCAGAATCATATAACTTTTTACCTAAACTCTTATTGCCATCTTTTCTTAAATATGTTCTTCTGCTCCAATAATGATGGCATCTTGCACCACCTTTATATAATTGTTGTTTTTCTGTATCACAACAAGTCGTGCCTCCTTTGTTTAACCAAATGCTATATTTTGCTGCACCACCCTTACCAAAACCTGCATTTACAGCTCTTTGGTCCATTGACTTAATATCTTCTTTACGATAAACTTTTTTAGCTTTTATCATCTCATTACAAAAATCTCTACTTACATTAACTCCTTTTCTTTTTGTTGCTCTTTCAGGTGCATATTTGTATCTTACTAAAAATGTATAACCTAATAATCTACCTGCTTCTGTTTTACCGTCTTGTTCGCTTTCTCTATAAGGCTTTGCACTTCCTGTAGATAAATTAATTTGCTCGTTAGCATTTTCTATAAGCTCATCCATTTCATCATCAAACTCATAGTTTACTTCGCCTTCATCAATTAACTCAAATTCCTCTAAAAGTTCATCCTCATCTTGTCCTAAATCTATAAGCTCTTGGGCTACAGAATTTCTAAATTTATCCTCTTTACTTAACTTCACTCCTGTTTCTTCTTCTCTTGTTTCTGCATCTACAACATTCTCTAGGTCTGTAAATTCTAGTGGCTGAAGCGTTTTAAAGTATAAATGCAACGATATATCATTATAAGCTAGTATTTGGTTAAAACCCTCAATTAAAAGGTTCTGAAAGCCTTTAATTACAAGATTGTCAAATAGTATAGATGCTGTTTTTAATTCATCTGCATTGTTACCTAAACCTGTGTCGTCTTTGATACCGAATAACATAGGACTTACAACCCTATGAGCTACCATAATCTTTTTAGAACTTTCGTTGCTTAAAAATTCGTATTGTTGGTGTGCATCACTTAATTGTACAGGCTCTATAGTTGCTGCTGTTTCAGGACTGTCGTTGAATGCTAAAATAAATTTACCTGCATTACTTGAGCCACTAAATTTCTCGTAGATTCTTCTTTCTATCATTTCTCTTTGCTCTGGAGATGGAGTTGAATTATTGAAGTTAATTAACATACTTGGAGCTAGTCCGTTTAGTATGTTGTTTAAATGGAAGTTAGAAATCTCCTCCTCTAATTCTGCGTATTGTGTACCACCTTGATAATCTACAGGACTGTAATACTTGAAACCTGCTCTATAAGGTTTTATATAAAGTATTTCCAATCCCTCTTTAGAAGTACCAAATGCAGGTATTCTTTTTAATTCGTTTCCTCGCTTGTACTTTGTCCAATCACTAAAATAAAAATATGCTTCTATTTCACCTTTTTCATTACATTTTTCAGCTCGTAATGTTTCAATAGGTATGTGTTCTAGTTGTACAATTCTGCTTCTGTCCTTTGAGTATATAACTTGTATTGCACATTGTCCCATTAACTTCAAATCGTAACATAGTTTTCTGGTACAATCTTTGTTAAATAAACCCATCATTTGAGCATACTCGTTTGGTTTCTTGTTTGAATCTGTAGCATCTAAACCTTTTCCGTAAATCATCTCACTAACACCATTTATAATAGCATTGTTTGTAGGACTTCCGTTGTAACGGTCGATCAAATAAGAAAAATAATCATTATCTTCCCCATATTCAATAAACTGTTTGCCTCTTACTTCCTTGACCACAGGAGATGTATAGGTGCTTAAATTAACAATACTTAAATCTGATTTATTTTTCATATAATTATGTAATCATTGTCGTACTGATCGTTTCCTGTTGGAATTGTGTATTCCCCACTATTAACTGTATAATAACTGTTATTAGCTTGATTAATAGTTTGATTAGTACAAAATATCTTGTCTTTATATATTACACTTGTTCCCTCTTTTACTGTCATATCGTAAAACCTACCCTCTACTAATACAGGACTTAATGCCTGTGATATAACTAGATAATTCTTGTCTGTTGAGGTGCTTATGCTTCCGTATGTTGTTGAGGTGTTTGTTGAATCATCTCTTAAAATCATACTGACTGTACTAGCATAACTTCTTGGAATTATTTTTAATGTTTGTGCAGATGCAGTTGTCGTCAAGTGTATCATACTTATATAACGTACAAAGTTTAAATTTTGTGTAACAAAAAAGGGGTAACACTCCTGCTACCCCCTATAAAGAAAATTACTCATTATAAATATACATAAAATATTTAAATAAAAAAAAGGGTAAAGACTCGAACTTTACTTACTAACCAATTAATAAGAACATTGAGTACTATATTCTGTTCATTGTTGTTTTACACATACTAATAAATTAATTACTTTTATCAGCAGAGGTCAATTAGTCGTGCTACCTATTACACTAACCCTATAACTCAATACCAGACAAAGATATAAGATAGTCAATACTATCACTATCTTTTTCTGCAAACAGTAAAACATCTCCGTATATAATTCTACCTGCTAATGCACTTGCATATACGTTTGGTGCATAACTCCAACCACTCTCGTTTATATACATAAAGTCTTTAGTGTTTGGTATTTCTACTCTTGCTATATCGCCTTTTACTGCTTTCTGATACTCTTGTAATGTAGTTACTTTATAATCGAATAAAGTAGTATTGTTTGATTTAATTAAAATTGTTTTGAAAATATTTAAGTTTTAAAATTAATAATACTGCAAACTAAATACATATACACGAAATAAAATTTCGCATAAAAAAAGAGGAGTTAAAAAACTCCCCTTTAAAACAAAAACTAATCTAAAAATTATGAAAACTTTAAAAGTTTATCTAATATACAAAATTAATTTTAATTTGGTGTGATTTGAGTACCCTCTGTTGCACCATCTATTACAGATTTCTGTACAAATAATGGTGGGTTTTGTTCAGATGTCGTAAAGGTTAAAGCATAACCAGACATATCCCCCATAGCTGCACCACTACTAAACGTACCTGTAGTAAGCTCACAACCATTATTTTCTCCTAGTAAAAAGAAATTGCCATTATAATCAGCTACAATGATTTGTGGTCTTGCTACTGCTAATAACTTTATTTCTTCTGACGTACTTTTTTCTTGGAATGTTAAGTTTAAAACTAAACTTGATTCGTAGAAAGTAGTTCCGTTTTCTCTAGATGAGGTAACAGTAGTATCTAGTGTAGATGTTCCTTTGATGTCGAACTTCATAAGTGTTGGACTTCCACCAAAACCAGATACTTCTCCACCTGATTGAGTTAAAGCACCAAGACCACCGAAGTCCACAAAGTAAACAGCTTTTAAACCACCTACTCCTGATTTACAGGGTAACGCTCTACCTTTTGTTAATATACAAGCCATAATTTTATTGGTATTAAAAAAGGGTAGGTAGAATACGACCCACCCTCTTATATGTTAATTTAATTTATTTCTATTATGTGTAAAGTACACAGTCAGCTCCAACACCGATTTGTGTTCCTGCTGTATATCTCATTACTACTCTTACATTTTGACTTCCGTCAATGTCAGACATATCAATAACCTTTACCAAATTTCGGTCATCGAGCAAGCCCGTGCCGAAGAAAAGATTGCTTGATCTTGCTGCAACCATTTCGTTTGCACCCATACCACTTGTAGGGTATAGTTTTACACCATCAAAAGATAATTCACCTCCACTATAAAAAGTATGTGATTTAGCATCAACACCACTATTTGTCGCAGCGAATCCACCTAAAGCTCTTACATACGCTTTGAATACGTTTTGTGCGCAATAGATATATAAATCATCAGCACCATAAACCCCTGAAGGTATTGCATCTACAACTGCACCAATTTGTGCTACTACGTTTGCTGATGTAATGTCTGTTGCTGTAACATCTACTACTGTATCATCATTAGCTAATTTAGCTTTAAACCCTTCAAAGTTTCCGTCTGTGTCTGCACCACTCCAAATGTTTGATTCTGTTGCCGAAGCTACCTCTGCTGCTACTCTTGCGATAACAAAGTCAGAGAATAATGGAGGCAATTCATCAAAAGCACTAAAGCCCATTTGAGCAGCTTCCCAGTCGCTGTGTAAGTCTTTTTTACAAATGTCAATATTGACTTGTAACTCTTTTGGAGTTAAGACCTTTTCTGTCAAAGTTAAGCTAGACGTTGTAGTGTCAAAGTCGCAACTTGCGTTTTTAATTAGATTTGAAAACGCTCCTACTTTCATCGCAGCTTTGTACTTAATGTTTGGTAATACTGATATTACACCATCATCAATTGTTTTAGCTGTTAATAAACTTGCAGCAATATATTTACCTGCAAATTCTCCAGCATAACTACTTGTTATTGTTACACTCATTTTTTTTAATTTTAATTATTGGTTAATTTTTTCATTACTCTATCTAAAGCAGTTTCTTTTCTGTTATTTCCGAATCTTACTTTAAATTGTTCTTTAGCTTCTGGATTGTGAGAGATTGGCTCTGTTGCAGGAGTTTCGCTTAACTCTTGTTTTACTTGCTCCTCTACTTGTGCCATTTCTTCTTTCTCATCCTTTAGCTCTTTAATCATACCTTTGATCTCCTCAACGGCAGATTCAAATTCTCTTTTAGAAACGTACATTTCTTCTTCATCAGCTAATTCTTCAGAAGCATCAGTTTTATCTTCTTCCTCTACAGTAGGCTCTTTTGTTTCTTCTGCTTTAATTTCGCCTATTATACCTTCTTCCTCAACAACTAGCATTGTACCATCTTCCATTTGGTACTCACCTTTTGGTACTGCTACTTTTTCGTCATCAGATACAATAAAGATTTCGTTTCCTGCTTCAAAAGCCTCTGCTTCTAAAACTGTTCCATTTTCAAGTTTAGCCTGTGCTAACTTGACTTCTTCAGAAGTTTCTTCTAATTGAGTTTCTTCAACTTGAGTTTCCTCTTGCTCAATTTTTTCATCTCCTAAAAAAGTTTTGATTTTGTTTAAGATTTCTGTTGATTTCATATTACTATAACGTGTTAAAATTTATATTTGCATTTTTATATCTTGCCGATTCCTTGATTTATTATATTACCCTTACAGCACTTTACTGAATAGGTTTCATCTTTACATAAACAACCTCTACGCCCACCTCTTGGACTTGTCTTGCTTGGTGTTTCAAATTTTTTCATAATTAAATTTTACTTGCTTCTTCAGCTTGTCTTTTTAATCTTTTTTGATTTGATATTGCAGAATCTAAAGATTTTTTTATTTGTGCTGCGTTTGGAATGTCAATACCTAAATCCTTTGCAGCTCTTTCTATTTTGTCTAAATCTGCTTGTGCTGATTTTATTTGTGTTTCTGCTGAATCAAAAGCGTTTTCTGCTTTTATAGCTGCTTGTTGTAGTATTACTTGTCCTCTTTTTAATTCATCATTTATGTTCTCTATTTTTTTTTCTGCATCATCAATTAAAGCTAACTCTACTCTCTCTTTGCTAAATAGCATTTTACTTATTCTTTTACTCATCTTCCTTGTCCTTTATATGGTTTTTTATATTTGTTTTGTCCTACACTCGCATTTTTGCTATGTGGGTGTGATTTACGTTTTGGTTTTACATATGTTCTAACGACCTTTCTAGCCATTATGGTTTTTTAGGGTGTCCTTTTGGTAGCAGATCAAAATCTCCTGTGTACTTCTTGTTTTGAGGTCTGCCATTTTTTACTAAATACAAAAAAGCATTTACCCTTGCAAAACTCCATTGTGAAGCACTAGATACTCTAGGACTTCTCGAAACATTAAATGCACCTAATCCTCTTTGGAATACTGCTTTCAACATTCCTACATTTACACCATACCCTAACTTCTTTTTGTATCTCTCGTTAAAGTCATCAGACTTTTTTTTTAAAGTCGCTTCATCTTTTTTAGATACTTTTGCACCTCTTGTTGTTGATGCATCTCCTTTTGCTGTACCCTTACCTTTTGGGTTTGGGTTAGGTGTGTCTGACTTTGGTGCTTTAGGAGATTTACGAATACCACCTCTTTCGCCTACCTCTGCCATCTTTACACACTTACCATATACTTTTTTAAAACCTTTAGGGCATTTTTTCATATCCTGCTTGATATGTGTTTCACAAGGCATATACCAAGTTACTAGCTTACCATCTTTGTCCTCCAAGTCGTGAGTATGAAAACCTTTGCATCCTATGTTTTTTGCCATTTCTTCGGCTTTCTCTTGTGTTGAGTATGCTAATCTATCGTCTATAATTGCAAAGTCATCATTAATAACCATTGTAGCAAGTTCTATCTCGCCTAATTCTTTCAATTTAGCTTCTGCATATCTCTTACCTGCCTTACCACCCCATAGTAAATAAGATATAGTGCCACAAGCTTTTGTGTCGCTTTCATCATAATACTCCTCTGCTCTACTTAAAAAAGAAAACATCCTCTTTATTGTTTCTTTTGAGATTGGTTTTCCTTGTGCAAGTTGTTTAGCTCGTATCTTTCCTACCTGTGTAGCACATTTGTTGTTTACTTTTCCGTTTAATTCTATACCTCTTTTAGCGTTGTTTTTTAAGGCATCAGGGTAATCGCTATATGATTCTAGTTCTCGTCTCTTACCACCCTTTAAACGGTTGTCCTCTTTTATTATAGACCTTATAACAGACAGCATCTCACTTGCTTCAGCTTCTTCTATGTCTGCAAAGTCGTTTACAGGCTCTTTAGGTCTTTCCATTTTGTCTGCAAAGTAACCCTCTATTGAAAAACCTTTAACCTTGCCTGTTTTTACAAAGTTGTTCCAGATTTCCTCGTTGTTTACCTTAACAGCACCCATCCAAGTACCTACTGGAACATTAAGACCATATTTACGAGATTTATCGTGTACCTCATCTTCTACTAGCCAAGATTCTACTAAAGTAAGTCCGTTAATCGTATGTTGGTGTTCTAATGTGGCTTTTGATTGGTTACCGTTCATTAAATAAAGCTGTGATGCTTTTTCTACTGTATCTTTTGAGAAATATATGTAATATTCTTCTTCTCCTTTTTTTCTGTAGATAGGTTTGTTAGGAATAAGTAAAGCACCCATTAGGATTCTCTTTTCCTTATCTACCTCTGCGAGTTTTATTTCTTCGCTTTTAAGTGCTATAAAATCTTCTTCTATTGCTGGGTTTTCAACAACTGAAATAGCTTCGATTCCTGTTAGTTCATCATCTCCCAAAATAAGTTCTACGATTCTCATATTATTATAACGTATTAAATTAATTTTTTGTTTATCCTATAGTTGCGCCTTGTATAATGTTTCTGTCTAACTCTTGTGCAGTACTTACATCATTAGAAACCACAAATGCTTGTACAGGTTGTTGCGCTTGTTCTCCTAATGCTTGAGCAAGTTGATTTGCTTCACTTGCACCAACTACATTAAATGCAGGTGCAGATGGTGTTGATGTAGCAGGTACAGAAATACCACCACCAGAACTACCTCCGTTTGGTGCAGGAGGAGGTTTAGAGGCTGCAATTTGTTTTATGTTAGCAATACCTGCTGCTATTACTGCTGCTGCTCCTACAAAACCAAACATACCACCTTGTGCTAATGCTTTATTCGCACCTGCATAAGTGTCTTGTAATGCTTGTACTATTGCTATAGCTTTTCCAAACTTTGAATTTTTACCAACTATCGTAGCTATATTACCTAAAGTTTGTTTAAGTTGTGTTTCTTTAGCTACACCTAAATCTTTTTCTATTTTTTCTTGTTGGTTTGCATTAGCTTGTTGAAAATCTAATAATTCATTGTTTGCATCTATAAATGCCTGTGTGCCTTCTTGAAAAGCATCTCTTTTCATTTCAAGTCTTTTTTGTTCTATTTCGCTTTCTATTTCAAGGTTTTCTCTCATTTTTTCAAGTCGTCTAACTTCGTTTTCTTCCATCTCTGCATTGAAGTTCCTTTCTTCATTTTGCCTTAATGCAGTAGATTCATCATTAGACAACTCTAATTCCATTTTCTCTTTTAACAATGCAACTCTGTTTGATTCTTGCTCTGACATAAAGCCCTCTATTTGAGCTTCTATTGCTTTCTTCTCGTTCCTTGCTTCAAGTAGTGCTAACCTATCTTCTTCAAGACCTGATAACTTAAATTGTAACTCGGCTTGTTGTATCATTAAGTCAGCATTTGCTAACATAGATTTTTCTTGTTCTTCAAGTGTAGCTTTTAAATTATCATTAGCAGCTATTCTATCATCTATACTTTTTAAATCGTTATCTCTAATTTGCCTTTGTTGTTCGGCTTGTCGGTCAAATTGTTCAATCAGACCTTGATTTACTATTCTTGCTTCGGCTGCTGCTTTTTTTAGTTGCTCGTTTGCCTTAACATTTTCTGCTATTGCTTTAACACTTATCTCACTCAAACCCTCAACTACTTGTGAACCTATGTTTCCTACTTCGCTAACTGCTTCTGTAAAATCTGTTGCTATTGCTGTACCTGCTTCACCTATACCTACAGTTGTATCAATAAGGCTTTGTTTGGTTTCGTCAATCTTTAAGTTAAGTGCCTCTATCTTTTCTGTATCTCCACTACCTAAAAACGATTGTTCCCAAGCAAGTTGTGCTTGAAAAAAACCTAAAGCCAAACCATCTATAGCTAATTTAAAAGGTGCTATAGCAATCTTGAATACATTACTTACTACTCTACCTAAAGCATCAAAGTTTTCTGTAGTAGATGTTATGTTTGTAACCACACTTACTAAAACATTAGAAACCTCTGTAAATACTTGTCCTATTGTGCCGAATACTACTGCAAAAGCATCAGCAACTTGTTGATTACTATTTATCGCTGCTTTTAAACCCTGAAATGCTTTTTCTAATAAAAATATAATACCCCCTGCTTTACCTATGTTTCCTAAAGTTTTACCAAACTTACTTGCACCCTTTTCTGAATCTTTAGCTGCCTTTTCGCTATCTTCAAAAGATTTTTTAACTGCGTCAAGTTCTTTTTTTAATTCAGCTACTTGGTCAATAGCGTTTTTATATTTTAATTTTAATTCTGCTTCTACTACTGTTGCCATACGTCTTTTTTAAAGTTGTTATACACTTCTTTTATGCTTTCTGGGTATTTGTATTTACCCTTTGCTATGTCTATAAGTTCTGATCCTCCCTCTACATAAGTAAGCATCTCTAATATGTTTTTTATCATAATACGTTTAATAATTCTATGTTTGCTTCGCCTGTTGTAAGGTTTGTCGTTATGCTGTTTATTCTATACTTAAAACCTTTTATAATAAATATGTCGTTAAGCTCATAATTCAATAATATACTTAATGGAAGTATTGCTTTTATTTTGGTTAATCTATTTTTTGTGTTAAAAATATTTGTGATATAATTCTTGTAATAGTTTTCAAATAACGTTCCACTAAAACTTACTGCTGCGTATTCGTTAATCATAGCACCAAGGTTGATATTTTGTTCCCCACTTGAAGCACTTACAAATCTACTATTGGATGGTATATTAAAAGTGGTAATAGAGCTAGGAGATGATGAGCCTTTAAATGAAACACCATTGGCTGTAGATGTAGTTTCTCTTATTGGGTAGAATAACAATGGTTTGGATAAAAATGCGTTTTGGTCTTTGTTAGCACTCCAACCTACCTGAATATCTGTAGTAGGAAACCTTTCATATTTAAAATGTGCAAATGGTAATTCTATTTTATAAGTGCTGCCAGACAATCTGTAAGAGTTTGTATCTTCGTTATAATTTAATGATCCCCACTCCTCGTTAAACAACTGATTGTGATTATCAGCCAAAAAAGATTCTAAACCTTTATATTTAAATTCTATTTCTTTATAAGGTAATGCTACATCAACTTGTTTTGTTTCTATATCTACATATTCTGTTATGTCGTATTCGGTTGTATTGTTTGTGTGATAGTAAGAAGCAGTGTCAGAGTTATCTAATGTTCTAACTTCTATTTTACCTGAACTATTAACAAAAGCTACAAGATTAAACATCTTAAATAAACCTGAAACAAAATCAATAACTTTAATATCAGGCATTTGGTCTGCTACGTCAAATGTTGAAATAGCAGGGGTTTCAAATGCGCCAGATGATGCAGTTTGACTTGTATATGTTTCTGTTTGTTGATTGTTATTTGTGTCATCATAATTAAAACTACCACTTACTGTAAAAACTACATTTGTTATTTTAACTATTCCATCTGCGCTTATTAACACTCTGTAAGAGCCTGTTTGTGCTGTTGGGTTTAAAGTTATTGGGGTGGTAGGTGTACTACTAGCAACAGTTAATTCATCAGAGCCATTTCTTGATAATGTTACAGTAAAATCAGTTGAGTTTGTTCCATCAGGAGTTATTAGTATTTGTAGCGCAGTTATTGTGCCTGATAAATTTATTCCTGTATCCATCGCTAAAAATCCTGTTTCAAAGTCATCTGCTGTTGGAGATGCAACACCACCTGTAAAACCTGAAACAAAGAATTGAAACAAACCTGCTCCTGTTGTTGTAGCAACCTCACCTGATTTTCTTGATAACCATAAAAACAGATTATGATAATCTTGATTTGTAGTATTAAAAAAATCTGTAGTGAAATCTATAGCAGTTGGATAATCAGGTGTTGTGTAAGTGTTTTCTATTGCTTTGATTACTTCGTGTACTCTTAAAGCAAATTTTAAATCTGTAAATTCTAATCCTTTGTTTTCTGATGCATCAAATTCTAGGTTTACTGTTGTTTCTGAATTAAGTGTTCCAGTTGCATCATATATTGGGCGTCTACCTGCTGTTATTAGTGGAGTAACTAAACTGTTTTTAGGCACAGATATAGTTTGTAAAGCCATTTTTTCTTTAACCGATGTTTCGTTCCAAAATGGACTTAATAAAACTTGATAAGTGTCTCCACTTTCCATAATATCTGCATCTAATTCTAATGTTGATGAATTAACAACGTTTTCAATTGTTGCGTAAGCTAAACTACCTGCTGTATTATTGTAAACCCTGTCTCCTGCTGAAACGCCTGTTGTAAAATTGTTAAATGTAGCAGAGGTATCTCTTAATTCGTTTGCTACTGTACTTGTTGCTGTTCCTGATGCTTTTACCTCAACAAAACTTAAGTCCTTTAGTTTGTCCTCTTTAAATATATCTTTTAAATCTACTGTGTTACCAAAGAATGTAACCTTATATGTGTGTGGTAATTCGCTTTTTAATTCTACTCCCTCTAACTTTATTTTGCCTATCTTAAATGGTGCTTGGTTGATCTCTATCCTTGCATCTCTTTTTATTCTACCATCATAACCATTTATAATATCAAAATTGTAGTAATGTTGGAATAGTTTGTTGTTGTTTTTTGAAGCAGGTAATGTAAATGATTTTGTGAATGTTGTAAATACTTTTGCAATATCTCTTACATTCTTTATAGAATCTGTCAAACTTATTGTTTCGTCTTTGAATAAATCAACTCTATTATTTGATATGTATAATTGTACTTCACGCTTCATTACACTATTGTATTGATAACTTCATTAGCATATTCGACCTCAACCGTATATTGAATTAATCTGTCATTAACAGACGTTTTAAATGTTAGTGAGCTAGTAGATATATTTACAGGTCTCCAAAAATCATCAAAATTTATGTAAACAAATTCGCTTAACATTATGTCTTGTATTACTTCATTATAACATTCGTCTATGTAGTGTGTGTTTAATGTAAGTTTAGTTCTTGCATTTTTATCAAAAACTTTTGTTTGATGTGCATATATAGAATAATTAGATGTTGTTTCTTTAAATATATTTCTTTTAAACTTTTCTTCTTTTGTGGTGAATGATTCTACGTTTTTAAGGAAAAAATAAAACTCCTGCCACATACCATATCTATTTAAATAAACAGATTTGATGCTTGTGTATTTTGGGTTACACACCCTTTCAATATTGTAAGTTCTTGCAGGAGTATCTACAGAAGTGTCTGTTGCTCCGATACTAAACACTTGTAAAACAGGAGTTGTGTCATCAGTCCAGCCTATAAATTTTCCTGTTGTGTTATCTGGTAAATAAATTATAGCATCTCCAACAAGTTTACAATCTCCAATATAAGTTGGGTCTTGACTTGTAGGTAATTCGTAATTAACACCTTGTTCGAATTTACCATATCCGTTGAAACCAGTGTGAGTTACTGCACCCTGTGCTGATGGTGTACCTCCACCATCTACTGCAGTAAAAGTTGTTACAACATAAGATATTGCGAGTGTGTCTGCTATTATTGTAGTGCCGACAAAATTTTCCTCAAAATAATCTCTAACCAAAGTAGCTATTTCAAATACTGTTCTGTTGCTTATAGCGTTTTTAAGTATTGTATAACGTAAAGTACCATCTATCGTTAATGCTAGTTGTGCAGATAGATGACCTGCTGTAGTAATTGTTACGAAGTACGGACTTCTGAATAGTATATTAGCCATTAGTGTCGAATATTATTTTTTCTATATCTTTAACAAAATTTTCTTGTAGTTCGGTTGGTAATTTTTCATACGCTTGATTAAAAGGTTTAGTAAAAAACATACTTGCTTTTATACCCTTTTGAAATATACTCCTTGCAATTAAAAATTGTAAAGTTTTGTTTGTTATGAATCTTCCTGTTTTTTTATCTCTACCCTTAATACCCTTTCTTTTTATGTAACCCTCAAATATCGCAGGGTCAGGCATACTAGATCTATAAGAAAAAGGAGAGTTTTTATTTTCTACATAATTGGACTTTGTACCTTTAACACCTTTGTCTTGGAACTTACCATAATCTTCCATATAAAACTTTACCCCTATCTTATCTCCATCTATAAAAGGTAAATACTCTAAACTGTTGTATAGTTTTCTTGTATCGTTTTTAGAAAATCTTTTACTTCCCTTTTTAACTCCTTTTGTAAGTCGTGTCCTAGCTTGTTGTATTACAAACTTTGCAAACTTATTTAATGCCTCTCTTGTCTTTTCTAACTGCATACGTTTATATCATTACTAATTAATACATTGAATGTACAAGCCACACCTGCTAATTGATTTTCAAACCTCTCATAAAAAAACTCACAAGAAGCATCTCCGTCTAGTTGGTATTTGTTTTGGTATAAAGTGCCTTTACTTAACAACCCTACTAATTTGTTGGCTACTGCTAATTGTGTGTTGAGGATGTCTTGCTCGTTATTGTTGCCTACGAATATGTCTGTTGTTTCGTCTTTACTTACATCAACTATATCCATACACATAACACTAATGTTAAAGTTAAGGACTGCCTCTTGTATTGTTACAGAGTTTACTATAATATGAGCTAGAGGGAATATCGTTTGTTTAGCTAGGTCTATTTCTGTTATATCTCCTGTTGTTACAGTATTGACATTTTCATCTGCTAACAGATTCGTCTTAATAGTATCTGTAATTTGGTAATAGCCTCTTACTCCTTGATTGCTCATTTGTTAAATTTGTTTTTTATATTTCTAGATTCTAAATCTGCTTTTTCTTTCATAAAACTTAAAGAATAAAGACAGGTGTGTACGTTTAGTTTAGTGATATTTTCAAATCTTGTAATATCCCCTTGACATAATCCCCAAAGCGATTGAAACCATCCATATTTTCTGCCGAAATTTGCTGACGCACTATGTTCATTTCCTCCTCCTCCAAAGAGTTCAGCATAGCTTTCGATAAGTCCATCCCTAAATGATAAAAAAAAAGTATCGAACTTAATACAGCATCCATTGGCATATCTTTCATTATATTGGTTTCTTCTCCTTTGTAATCTTCTATAAGATACCTGTCTTTATCTTTTACTTTAATTGGTCTATATAGAACTGCCATAGCTTTATGTATGTTTTCCATATCGCCTATGAAAGTGTCAAGATCAATGTATTCTCCAAAGGACATATCTTGTAAATTAGGTATAAAACCATAACTCACTCCACCCATATCAAACTCTTTTACAAGTTGAGGCTTTTCTTCAAACATCTGTGTTAATACTATAGTAATATCTCTAATGCTTTTAGCTTTCATAGCTAATATAGTATCGCCTCTTAAACCACAAAAAATCTCTATCATTTTCATAGCTAAAAAGTTCTCATCTTCATTTAGAGATTGTATCTTTAAATACTTTTGATATTGTCCTAGAGTAATTTCACTTAATGTGTCTGGGATATAAACTTCTAATTTCATATTAGTATAACGTAGAAATAAAAAGTTTTAGAAACTAACTTATTGTGTACTTACCTCTATTTGGGTTTGCTAATTGCATCATCAATGCGTATCGTGCAGCATCAATACAATCAGGGTGTGTGCCTGTAGGTTTTTGCAGATTGTTACCCTCTTTGTCCTTATCCCATACATAACCCTGTAATTCTCTTATTAGGTTTTTAGAATGGCTTGTTATGTATATTTCGTTTTGGTTGATTAGGTTAATACCATAGACTATTGAATCTCTACCCTTTGTTACAGGAAATACTTTATGTCCGTAGTTCCTTAATTCTTGTATTGATTTAGGCTCTGCGCTGTCTGCGTATATGTGTTCTCGTATCTCGTTTTGTTTTATGAAGTAGCTTAAATCTCTGTTTAACATTCCCTTACGATAAAGTACCTCATCAAAGATATAAGCATCATTCCATTTATAAAGTCTTATAATTGTTGAGGGATCAACAGAATAACCAAAGTCAAGACCTGCACATAATAATCTAGCTTCATTAGGTATTTGGTCTATAGGTTTCCAGTCAGGAATACATACACCCTCTAAACTACCTATCTGTCCAAGTCCGTACACTTTCCACCAATTCGCCCAATACGTTGAGGTTTTAGCTTTTGTCTTTGCTTTCTCTATTTCTTTTACTATTGTTTCAGGTAAGCTGTTATTGTCTTTGTAGGTTAGTGTTATAAAGTCCGTATCTTGTTGACCTATTAACTCTTTATCTACCCAGAATAAGTTAGCAGGGTTAAAGTCAAGCCATATATTGCCTGATGTTCTAACTGCTAATTGTTGGTAAGAATCAAAGCCTACATTGTTGCACTCATTAATAAATAAGTCTGTACGTCTAGCTCCTCTTAATTTGTCTGGTTGGTCTGTACTAAAGAACTCTATATAACTACCATTACTGAATTCGTATTTTAAGGTACTTTTATTGAACTTTCTATCATCATACCTATTCAGACCTTTAAGTATATTAAGAAAGTCCTTTAAAGCGCCTCTACGCAAGTGTGGTATTGATTCTGCTACTATGCTTATTTCTTTTCCTTTGTTTCGGATTGCATAGTCTATAAGGATTGCTATAATGCCGATTGTTTTACCTGCTGATGATCCTCCTCTAATTATACGAACTCTTTTGTGTAGTTCTCGTAGTTTGTTAAGTGCTAAAGTTTTGGTAAGCTGCATTAATCAATAAATAAAGGTACATCTTCGTTAATGTGTATGTCCTTTGTTTCTTTTGGTTTACCTGCTACATAATTGTAGTATAGTTGTACATATTTAAAGTCGCCTTTCTCTAAACCCTTTTTAAGAGCTTCAAATGCTAATGGCTCTAGTGGTGTAAGTTTCTCTATAAGTTTAACTTCTTCTGTCTTTGGTTTTCTACCTGCACCCTCTCTCTTACCACCATTAAGTTTACGTTTATCCATAATTGAAAAAGATTGATTAATCAATTATATAACGTTAATCTTCTTCTTTTTTGTCAAGCTGTTTTTTTATTACCTCAACACTCATATAGATTTGGCTTACTATATTCTCTAATCTTTTTATTCTTTGTATTGTAGTGTGTTTTTTGTTTACCATAGTCTGCCTTGTTGTTTATGTTGTTCTATTCGTTTTTTTGCTGCTTCAAAGTATTCTTTGTCTATTTCGTATCCTGTTAGCTCAAAGCCTAAATTATGACAAGCTATAGCTATTGAACCACTTCCTAAATGCGTGTCAAGTATTGTATCTCCCTCTTTTGCATAGTTCATAAGCAACCATTCGTACAAAGCTACAGGCTTTTGTGTAGGGTGTATTTTACCACCTATATCCCTTTGGTAAGCTCTATCATAATACTTAACAGTTCCAATACTACACCAAGCTAACTCACCTTCTGCAAAATGTCCGTTTTGATGCTTATTCCAAAATATAACTGCTTTTGTACTGGTTAGTTTATTTAAAAAATGGTTAAAACCCCATATAATTTGATTTTTACTCACCCTAAATAACTCATCAAAGTACTCTTTTGGTGGCGAACAACTATCCCAATCTTTTTTCTTGTACTTTGAATATCCTATTTTACCACCATCTAAACCAATCCCATAAGGAGGGTCAACAATAGCCAAGTCAAACTGATTATCTGTCATTTCTTTCATAGCTTCCATACAGTCTTGGTTGTATATCATTCTGTACCTGCTATTATGTGGTCTGTAGGGTGGTACTTATCTCCCTCTATTTCTTTTTGTAAGTGTGCTAATGCTCTCCAAGCTATTTTTGCAGAGTGTCTTACTCCGTCTATATCGTGCATACCATTTTCCATAAGGTGTCGCATAAGTGCATCTAAATCGTCTTTGCTCTTTTCTCTATCCCAATGTATTTCTTTGTCTGGGTGGTGTTGTTTACTTCCTATGTAGCTAACTCTTGCTACTTCGCATAGTGCATCAGGAAAGTATTTTACTAGTCCACTATACAAGGGTATCTGCTTTCTCTTTTGTTTGTTCTTTTCCATTTATATCTTTTAAAGGTAATGTATCTACTATTCTCAAAAGTTTCTTTAAGTCCTTTTCTTTTGTGTAGTCTATTATGTGGTTTATTAATGCTTTTCTTAATTTTGATTTGTTTCTTATTCTTAAAAGGACTATATCAAAATACTTATCTAGATTTCTATTGTATCGTCTGTGGGTTTCAAAAGATTTCAAACTATGTAGAGCTGTTGCGTGATCGTATCTCTTTCCTTTAGATTGGTAGAAATCTTTTATTTCGTGAAAAGTCATATTACAATGATGCCTTAACATAAATGTAAGTAAACTCCTCATCTCTATATATTCTCGTTTCCTACTATTATTAAATACATCTATCCCAGATATATCTATAATGTGTTTTGCTATTTTATTTGATTCTTTCATAATGTTCCTTTTATACAATAACTGTCTATACAAGCACCATTAACAAAAAATGTCTCAAATGTTTCTAGTGCGTCTAATACTTTTTCTTTTCCTAAATTATAAAATTCCTCCGATACATCATAGATGCCAATATCACAGGAAGATTTATCGACTGCAATAAACTTAAACGTATCATAAGGTTTATTAAATAATTCACAATATATATACACTTGACACATATAACCATATTTTCTTGATGAGTATGGAAATGCCTTAAGATCACTTGAACTTTTTAAATCAACGATTCTGTAGGAATCAAGCACATCAGCTTTACCTCTGAATGGGTATTTGTTTCCACTTCTTGCTATTATATATCCTATAGCAGGTACTTCAAATTCACAATCTGTTATTAGTTGTAATGCGTGTTCGTTTCTTAAAAAAGCATCAGCTAATCTCTCTGCATCTCTTTTTTCTTTTATAGTAAAAACTCTGTCGTGTTCTTCTTTGGCTAACTTATATGCCTTTGTGTTTTTG